AATGATATCACAGCATCCGGATAACCACTCATTCTCTACCCTGTCCTCGTTCTTTTTGTAGTCCTCTAGCCTAACCAGGTTAAGCAGGTTAATACTGTCCTGTTCCTGGGCTAGTCCTTTGGTGATGTACTTGCTGTTGAGCTCACTCCTGTACTCAAAGAAATCCTCTTTGGCTTTCTGAATGATATAGCTCTTAGCTGTTTGGCTTAATGCCTCCCCCTTAGTCCTGGAGGAGGTCATTAACTTACCTAATGATGATGCTCTAAACTTCATAGCTGTGCCTCCTGCTCTTTGGTTAGGTTGTACATCTCTTTAATTTGCTCAGGAGTGAACTTACCATTCTTAACTGCTGCCAGTGCCTTATCCCATCTCTGACCGTCTAATGTAGGCTTTGCCTTAGGTGCCTTGCTTGCAGTCTCTCCATCATCATCTATAGCCTGTAAAGATAATAAGCTAACCAATGTACCTCTACGGAAGTAAGTAATGCAGCTAAGTAGCTTCTGCGGATCTAAAATAGAAGGTAGTTCAAGAGCACTATCTACCCACTCCCCATTTTCTACATCAATTATCCTGGTAATGACCTTACCATCTACCACAGGCTGCATCAAGATTAGGCCACAATCCATTAGGATAGGCTCAACGGTCTCAATGATGCTGTTAATATCAGCGTATGAACGCTTGAAATGTGGGTTAGTGGCATTCTTAATTACTTTACCCATTGACTGCTTAGCTAGGTGCAGTTTCTGATAGATGTTTAGTGCTGGTTTTGGCTCTTCAGCTTGAGCTGTTTTCCTTGTTGTCATAATTTTAAGGTGTTAATTTCTACAAATATACAAATTAATTGCACTTATTTACAAAATCATTAAAAAATTCCACAAAACTATCGAAGTCTTTTGCGATGTAATATGTACCTCCTGCCTTCTCGATGTTCTCCTGGTATCTCTTTTGTGCTTCAGACTGTCTATCCTTACCTATCTTTACCTCTATTTTCACACTACGACCCTTAATGGTAGCAGATATATCAGCACTCCCAGCTGTAGAGGTTCCCTTTGTCCAGGTTACCCCGATCACCTTACCGGCAGTAGTCTTTTTTTCTCTTGCTGTTCCCATTGTGTTAATGCGTTCAGCTTGATAGCCTTGATAGTTAATATAGTCGCAGATTGCCCTGGTCAATCCATTTGCTGTTGAGTCTTTGTACATTGTTTTTGGTATATAGTCTTGTGGAAAATTAGGATGTGTAATGGCATAGCGTTGAAGCTTCAGTTCATGAAGCAGTGCCTTATATTCTTTTTTCATAGTTTAATTTTGAGCAGATATTCCTCCTTATCCTTCCATACTTTCAAGTCATACTCTCCCTTAGGAAGTTGGATAAATGAATTGCCATAGGTAGGTACAGTATCAGTGTAACCTATTACCTGGATATAGTCATACCTACCTACTTCTATGTATCCATATGCATCACATTTCTGTGAGCTCTTGCATGATGCTAGTAGCATCACTACAGCTAAATTAAAAAGGTGCCTCATTTGTTTGTTTTATATTGTTAAAATCAGTACTATCTGCATTAGGAGTAACCAGCTCAAAGTATCTGCCATGATGATCCTTCTCTTTTATCATACTGTATCCCTTGTACAGGGCCCATGATGCTACCCATCTCAGATATTTTTTAGAATCTAGATCCTTATATGCATTGGTATCATTCTGGAATGATTCTAGGCTGCTCTTATTGTAGTTACGGATGTTAGGTACTATATTCCCTTCCATAGCAAAGTCATAGAATTCCTTACAAGTAGCCTGAATAAATCTCTTAGCATCTGCATTGATACTCTTACTCTTAATTAATCCTATCTGCAGGTACATCTGCAAATTATTCAGCATATAGTTATCGAATGCACTCCACTCCTCTGCAGTCCATTCATCAAATAATAGCCTACCATATTCCTGCACTGGGTTACGCTGTGAATTGAAGTACTGGAAGAATTCTATCTCATGCCTTCTCCTGTCATGTGATGTACCAGCTCCTGCTATAACGTAGTTAGTCGTGATAACTATCTTAGGGCTCCTTTCAAATGGGATGTATATCTCATCCTTATTCTTTCTATTGACAGGTATCCCCTCAGTGATCAGTGAGAATAACTGCTCAAAATCAAAGTTCTTTTTTACATCATCAAATGCTAGTACCTGAGTATCTAGATTCACCCTCTGATATACGAAATCACTTTTACCAGGATTAAATGCCTTACCATCTATCTTAATTACCTTCCGGATATTACTCAATGCAGTAAGTACTAAGCTCTTACCACTACCTCCATTCGGATTATCATCTATCTCCTGATCATTAAATATAATAGCCTTCTGATCTGTTTTATCTTTGAATGTATGCAGCAGGTATCCTAATGTGGTTTCCATAGCCTCTATTCTATGATCATCCTGAGCTGATACCTTATGTATAAAATCTTTGAAATTATTATCGTGAATCGCGATTCGGGTATAATTCCTATTAATAATCTGACCGGACCATATATAACCATCTATATCTATGTAGCTCAATAGATCAATGCTATTCTTAGTGATTCTTACTACTCCGTTATTATATGGGATGTAACTGATATTCCTATCATCCTGCAGAATCTTCATATCTATGCTATCTAGCATATTTAGATAATTCTCAGTAAACAAATTTGTTGACTTCGCACAGTGATTATATACATCCAGCTCACCCTGTGCTTTGAGATAGTTCAATACAAAATCCTTAATCAGCTCTGTGCTGCTCTCATTTACTTTATTCTCTTGAATGTATACGAATGTAGGTTTCTTAGAGCTCTCAGGATAGTACTTAGCAAATCCATGTTTATGAAGGAACTTAGAGAAATCCATAGGGATGATTCTCATCTTAGTACCTTCCCCTTCCCAGAATATATCATCCATATTCTGCACATCCTTCTGCACTGATTCTATGATATCATCATCTACTCCTAACTGCTTCTTAATATCATCCTTATTAATGCCATCCTTTAGCTTTAACTTTACCCGGTCCACAGTAGTTTTATCCTCGAAGTACTTAGTACCGAATGCTCCCCTCCTGTATGCTGAGCTCACTGCTGTGTTAATCTCATAGGCTGAGAAATCAGGCTGCTCATACTGCAGGAGTAACTGCTTAGTTACCCTCTCATCTATACCATACTCGCACATGCAGATAGCTACCCTGTATATCCAGTTATTCCTACCTCCATTAAATTCACCATGATTGAATCGCATGATGAGCTCTATTATCTTATCCTCATTGGTTAATGGGAGCACTGGCACCCGTTCACTAACTGAATATCCCTTATCTTCCAGGATATCGGTGAACACATCACAGAATTCATTTAGATAGGCATCAGGATCATATGATTCAAAACATACCCTGCTGATATTGCAGTTAGCCTGATCGAAGTAATCACTCTGGAAGTATTCCTGGAATGCTCCAAATCTCCTCTTATGTTCATACTTATCAGACTGTGGTATTCTAATCACTGCCTTTAGTCCTAATCCGGATGGAGATGTGAATACCATGTAGACAAATGGGCAGGCCTGCAGCTTCTCTCTCTCTACCTGCATGATGTCAGTATCCGGATACTTATCAAAGTCCAGGATGCAGAGTCCTGAATGCTCTATCATTCCATCATCCTTCCTCTCATTGAAGGTCCCATTAAACATGATGGCCATGAGCTTATTCTTATGCTCACTCTCCCCATCTCTGATTAGGTTTATTTTGTTAATTAAATCAGGATTACCATTCTTTATCCTGTTGAATACTTCTATAGCTGTTAGCTTGAATGGGGTTTCTTTAGAATTGTAAAGAGACCTGAAAACGGAAATTGTTGGGTTATACATAGCGGACAAATATAATAAAAGACAATGATAAGACAATAAAAGACGGAAAAAATAATTTATCGTCATGTCTATAAATCAATGCTGGATTAGGTTTTAGCAATTCCGTGACGATGTGACGATAAAAAAACAAAAATTTTAATGTGTGCATAGTAGTAATTTATAGAGTAGTATATATAGAGAATTGACTCAGCGTCATGTACCAGGCAAAAAAAGAGGAGCTACTGCTCCCCTCTCTCCGTATATAACCCTTAAAAAATTATGATACATCAAATGTAGTGCTTAATTCTTTAGAAGTCATCTGCTCCTGGAAACTTCTTAATAACTTTGGGGAAAAGTTACCGGTAATGGTTACCCTAGCTTCCTCATCATTCAATGGCATGACATCCACATCAAAGATATTTATATCTAATCTCTTGGCTCTAATCATATCAGGGATAGGATGGATGAATTTAAGATAGTTAGCATCCTTATTCTTGTACCAGTATTTATGCTCATAGATGCCATGCACTACGCTGCTGTGATCTCTGTTGAAGTATCTTCCTATCATGGTAGTAGTCATGTGCCTGTGCTCACTCATGTAGTTATATAGGTAGTATCTTTTGCTTACTAGGTCCTGCTTTCTACTGGGAGTATCTAGCTGATACATCTTAATGATATCCACTATATCCTGGTTAAGTACTTTGCTCAGTTCAAATAGTTCCTCATTCATTTTAATCTATTTTTAATTATTTCTATATATTCTGTATCTATCTCAAATCCTAAAAAATCATATCCTAAATCCTTTGCTACCTTCAATGTAGTGCCACTACCTGCAAATGGATCAATAATCAATGTACTAGTATCTGCTGTGGTTAAAATTATTCGCTTAATAATCTCTTCTGGTATCTGACATGGATGAGTAGTTTTTTCTTTACTTACATTTTTAACCTGATTAACTTCCCACCAATCATATAACTTAGCACCTGTTTTACCCTGATTAATTAATTTAATTACTCTCTTATCATTCGGATTTTTATATGGCTGAGTAACTTTTCTAAAATCAGGCTTACATCCCCACCATGATATTAATCTAGACTGTTTACCTGTATTACTATTATATACCCAGCTCACTACCTGTTCACATTTAATTTTTAATGCCAATGGAAGTAAATTTATAGTCTCTTCTGGATAGTGAATTATAACACATGGCTTAGGTATTGAGCTAAGTAAGTTGATGTACTGATCAGTAGATAGGTTATCCTTATAATCTGAATAGTGATATTTTTGATTATATGGAGGATCAGTAATTACTAATCCATTAGGTATATTATGATTCCTAAAATCATCATTTATTATATCTTTCATATCTTCTTTATTTTAAATGTTCCGTAAACATGAGTACCTGCTGACCTGAGTTGTGCTTTTTTCCATAGGCAGAGGGCTCTTGTGTGATAGTCATAACTTTCGCTGAGCCTATCTTCGTAATAGTATGATAATCTAAACATGAGTTTCTAGCTTTTAAGTATTCGATATATAGGGGAATGTTAAAGGAGCCCCCTTTATCTCCTGCCATTGACTGCCTGGTCCACCATTCAGCCATGCTGTATAAGTCTCTACCGATAATCATAGGTACCTCCATTCATCTTCATCATAGTAGTTAGCAGGATCTGTTAACTCCTCTATGATATTATTCTCACTAATATGTAATTCTATCTGATATTTTACATCAGCTATCTCCTCATCAGTGAGCTCATACTCCAGCTCCACCTCTGCAGGAAATTCTATAGCATTGAAATCATTTAGCTCAATGTACCAATCTCCATGTAAATCTCGGATGACATAACTGCAGCTACCTTCCATGAATGCTCTCTCAAAGTAGGCTGTATCATTTGTTACTTCTGTTACTAGCATATCATTAAAAATAAGATGTTATACATAGCTACCATAGTACCCACGACTATAGCCATACCTCCTACTGCTTTGAATAGTTCTTTTTTCATTTTTTTAAGTTTAAACGGATTAATAATTCATCAATGGTATGTAGTTCCTTCCATGCTCTTTTTGTATCTGGATCTAATGATCCAAATGCATCTCTACATTCTACATAGTTATCATACAGCTCCTGATGATAAGCTAAAATTTGGTCTAAAATTTCTTGTTTTTCCATAATTTTTGTTTGTTAATACCTTACAAAG